CCTGCAAGGGACATTGTCCCTTGACCCTTTTTGGGCTGCCCGGCTTGGTCGCTTCTCCATACTCCCCCTCCCGCAAATTTTTCTTTCCCCCGCCCTTCCCCTTTTCCCTCCTCCACATATTCTACCATTGGAGGGCAGGGGCATTTCCCCCTGCAAGAAAGGGAGTGACGCCATGCCTACACCTTATTTCGAGGTCGCACACCTCACCAAACACTTCTCCACCGATGAATCCACCGTCGCCGCCATTCAGGATGTCTCTTTTTCCTTGCAGAAGGGGCAGTTTCTCTCCATCTTGGGGCCCAGCGGCTGCGGAAAATCCACCCTCTTCAACCTCATCGCCGGGCTGATGCAGCCGGATTGCGGCGACATCCGGCTGCAAGGCGAATCCATGCTCCTGCGCCCCGGTCTGACCGGCTACATGCTGCAAAAAGATTTGCTCCTGCCGTGGCGGACGATTGCGGATAACATCGTCCTCCCCAAAACACTTCATGGCACACGGCGGCAAGCAGCGCTGAAATCCGCCGTCAGCGACATTGCTGCGTGCGGGCTGCGCGACCTGCTGAATCGCCGCCCAGACGAATGCTCCGGCGGGCAGCGGCAGCGTGCGGCGCTTGTGCGGACGCTGCAGACAGGCAAACCGCTTCTGCTGCTTGATGAGCCGTTCGGCTCCCCCATCACCCCGCATAAAATCAGGTAAAAAAAGTAATGTCCCTGATGCGCTTGACGCCCTTCGTCCATTCCAGCTGAATCTCCTCGATGAACGCCCGCCAGAAGGCGCGCTTGTGGTCATTGTCAAGAGAGATGTAGAGCTGCTTCCAGCCGTCGGAGAGGATGCGGCTGATTTTGCGGTAGTCGGGGTTGGCGGCCAGCTCCTGCCGCTCGGCGTTGGCGGCATCAATCCGCGTCATCAGGTCGTCGTACTGCCGGTCGTAGTCCGCAGCGGTCTTGATGCGCCCCTTCTGCCAGGCGTAGTTCAGGCGGGCAAGCTCCTGCTGAAGCTCCGCCAGGTCGTGCTGGGCGACGCGCTGCGGGGCGTTTTGAAGGCGCAGGAGGTACATCTGCTTGCCGCGCATGACGGCTTCCACCTCGCTGAGCATGATGGCTTCCAGCCGATGCTCGAACGCCATCGTCCGAAAATCGCACTTCTTTTCGAGGTTGCCCCGGTAGCAGCGGTAGCCGTAGTACTTGTAGGACAGCTTCTGACCGCTTTTGCCGATGCGGTTGAGCACCGTCGGCGAACCGACGAGCATATTGCCGCAGCAGGGGCAGCGGATAAGGCCGCCGAAGATATAGCTGTGTTCGCGCTGGGACGTGCGCGGGTTGTGCTGGATGTACTTCTGCATCGTCTCGAACGCCGCGGGGGTCATGTAGCCCTCGCAGTAGGCGGGATTGCCACGATACGTGCCGCAAATCAGCTCGCTGGTCAGCGCGTTCTTGATGGTCGAGTAGGAGAAAGCGCGGCTGTATTTGGCGTTGATGTAGTGCAGGGCGGCGCGGACGGAGCGGTTCTTGCAGAAGTGGTCGATTAAGTCCTCCATGATGATTTCGTCGCGCTTGGCGATGTACTTGCGGCGGTCGCCGTCGCCCGACTGCTTCACCTGATAGCAGAACGGCAGGGCTTGCGAACCGTACAGCGGCTGACCTGACTTCACCTTGTACTCGTTAATCATGCGGATGCGCTCGCCCACCTGATCCGCCTCGAACTGCGCCATCGTCAGCTTCATGTTGACGAACGCCTCCCCCGACGGCGTGGACAGGTCATATTTTTCTTCCGTCGCCGTCCAGATGACACCGCCCGCGGCCAGCCGCTTCATGCACTCGTGATATTCCGCGACGGAGCGGAAGAATCTGTCGAGCTTAATGAAGATGATGCGGCGGAAATTTCCCTTTTCCGCGTCCTGAATCATGGCTTGCAGGGCGGGACGCTTGCGAATCAGTTTCCTGCCGGAAACGCCCTCGTCCTTGTAGAACTTCACGATTTTCATGCCGTGGCTGTCGGCGTACTCGGTCAGCTTCTCCTCCTGCGCCTCGATGGAGATGCCGTGGAGTTTCTGCTCCTGCGTGGAGACGCGGATGTACGCCGCCACGTTCTCAATGTAGCTTGTTTTTTCTGCCTGATTCGTCATTTCTTCCTTCCACCTTCCTATGGCGATGGCTGCCGCTGCGCGCATTCATAAAGCTACGGGCGCACCCATACCTATATGCCACCGGGGAGGTGAAGCGGATGGATGCTGACCGTCTTTTTGCGAAGGAGAACGCGCCGACGGCGGAGCAAATGCTTGCGGCGCTCGTCCGCCTGCTGGAAGACCAGGAGGGCGTGACGATTGAATACCGCGTCGTAGAAAGTGACCCGCGCACTTGACGCGGTGGAAGTCTTGCGGTGGATGTGGATGCAGCGGTGGAAGCCGCTGGAATCAGGTGTGTAGTTGGCGCACGGGAAGAATGCCGCGCGCAAAGGCAAGACCCTTGGTTTACAAAAAAGCGCGGCGGTGGTAATTGGGTTGACACGCCGTGCCGCAACTGCTTTTCAGATTTTCTGCATTTTTGTCAACTGACTTACAATAGAAGCACCAGCACGCCGACCACGAGCGCCGCAACGCCCAGCACCTCGACCAGACACCCGCTGCACCCGGTCATACGTTTCATTTTTGCCCGCCGCCCACTACGAGTCGTCGGGACACCTGTCCAGCGGGCAAAGCGCTGCTTGGCGGACGTGATGCCAAGCGCGCGCTTCCATGAGAATCCGCGGCGGCGATGATGATGAAAATAATGGCGGCGACGTGCCATAATGATACCTCCTATTGCTGTTCTTCTTCTTCCCCCTCACGCATTCCGCGTTGGGGGCTTTTTTATTTCCGCAGCGGCGAAGCGACCGGGAACGGCAGGCGCGTCCGGTGCGTCCTGCTCTTCCTCCGCGCTGTGGTTTGCCGTTTCTGCAACTCGACGTGCGAAATTCATGACAGTATCCCGTTCATTCTGCGGCATTGCAACAAATGTTTTCAGTATAATGTGCGCCATATTGTCGAGCTTATACTTTTCGCAGAGCTGTGAAATCAGCGAATCAGAAGATTCTTCAAACATGCTTCCTTCACCCGTCCGCAGCCAACGTTCTGACACGTTGAATTGGAGACAAACAAGCTTCAGAATTTTCTCGGTGACCTCGCGGTCACCGCGCTCGATTTGAGATAGGTACGTTTGAGCAAGCGCGACTTGTTCTCCAAAATCAGCCTGATTGAGTTTCAGACTTTTCCGAACTTGTTTAATTCGGTCGTTAATCGTTTCCGTAACGATACCCCCTTTCTGTGGTGCAGTCCTATCATAGCACGAAAATACCACAAATGCAATATTTGCAATCAAAAAAGCCTTGACAAATACCGCAAAAGCGATATAATAATAGTGCAAACGCGATAAATTAAAGGAGGGCAGAAGATGAGTAGCAAAGAAAGACCAGAAGTCGAAACGCTTGCAGAAATAATCGCTGGCTTAACGGCAACTCAGCAAGCGCTACTATATGGCTTTGCACAAGGCGTAGCCCTTGCATCTACACTGGACAAGAAGAGCGCATAAGGAGGTGTTTCCATGCCGGATTTGCTCACCCGCCCCGGCGCACCGACCGCCGAGCAGCTCATCGCGACCCTCGTCAGCCTGCTGGAAGACCAGGAGGGCGTGAAAATCGAGTACACCATCGTGGACAAGCACGACGGCAACGACGACAACAAGGGCGCAGGCTAATCCCCCGCGCCCATCCCCCAACGACCAAATAAGGAGGTTTCCCTATGACCATTGGTGACAAGATGACCATCACAACGTGGCGTGCGCGTCAGCTGGCGTACCTGGAAGAGATGTACTCCCCGCGCGAACACATGGGCAAGCTGATGAGCCACCTCGGCGCGCGGCACGTCTACATACAGCTGTACAGCACCATGCGCGTGGCACTGAACAGTATGCCGGAGCAGCCCAACACCTACGTCGCTATGGCGGTCTACCGCAAGCTGCGCGAGGACATGTCCACGCTCGACGATATGCTTGACCAGCTGGAGGACACCGGGCTGTATGACCCGGACGAGTACGGCCCCGACGGGGTGGAGGTGTGACGCAATGAGCCTGACCCCCTGCGGCTACGTCGTCCAGATCCGCGTCGCGGACGTCTTGTGCCTGTACTTCACCCGCCTGTCCCAGGGCGGCATTGACCTGACTGCTGACCTCGACAAGGCAATGCTCTTCGACACCGAGGAGCGCGCCCGCGATTTCGCCCTGCACGCTGGCTACGTCCTGCGCGTGGACGAGAACGCCTTTGCGGTGGAAACGTGCTTCGAGATGACCACGCCCGACGGCGACGTGGACTTGATTGAGGCATCGCACGTCCTCCGCCCGGACGACAACAACGAGTAAACGACAAGAGGAGGTTTCCCCCTATGAGCTTTGAGATGGCACTTCTCGCCGCATTCGCCACGCTGATTGGCATCCCGGCGGCAATCCACGCCCTGGGCGAACTGCTGGTTTCCCTGGACTGCCGCACGGCATCGCGCCAGAAGCGCAGGGAGATTCGCGCTGCCATGGCGCAGCAGCCGTCTCCCGTCACCCCCGGCATGACTGCCATGATGTGCCGCCTGAAGGGAGGGCGTTTCTGATGGCCGACAAGCCCACTGACTTCTACCGTATGCGGGCAAAAGTGCTTGAAAAGCAGCTGGAGCACGAGCAGGAGTGGGAAACGTACTTCCCCGGCATCACCAACCGGGAATACGCCACCTATGCGGATGCGTGCGCGTGCGGCATGGCGCGGCGGCTGGACGAAATCGAGGCGGCGGATCTGGTCGCGTCGTGGTGCGGCTTCCAGCGGGAGCGCATCACCATCGTGACGACGGAGAAGCCGCTGGAACGCAACCGCCACGGCGACATCCGCTGCGAGGACGGCGTTACCAACTACGACCGCCGCCCGGTGCTGGTGCACACATTCTCCGTGCGCACCCCTGACGGCGCGCCCCGTGGCGAGGGCAACATCCACTACATCCGCTTCGAGGTGCTGGGGCGGCTCTATGAGCTGATGGACGGCGCCCTGCGTGTGCTGTGAGGAGGTGGAGGATATGTCTGACAGCGTTCTGATTACGCTGCTGATTTGCGCGACGGTGCTTGCGCTATCGCTCATTCCGAAAAACAAGTAACGATATTTTGAAGGAGGTTTCCCCATGAACGTATTCTTCGGCACCGGCCGCCTGACCGCTGACCCCATCATCGGCGTGGCCAGCGGCAGCGGCACGTCCGTCGCCCGGTACACCCTTGCCATCCCGCGCTGCCTGTCGGGCGAACAGCAAATCACCGACTTCGTGCGCTGCAAGGCGTTCGGCAAGGGTGCCGATTTCGCCGCCAAGTACCTGCACAAGGGGCAGCGCGTCGCCGTGCGCGGTTCGCTGGAAGTGAGCAGGTACGAGAAGGACGGTGTGCCGCAGACGATGGTGGAGGTCATCGTCAGGCAGCAGGAGTTCTGCGACGCACCCCGCAAGAAGCAGGAAGAGCCGGACGACGACCGCGATTTTCCGGAGTCGCTGGAGGAGGTGACGGGCGTTGAAGTACCCTTCTAAGGCAAAAGAAGCCATCCGCGCGAAGGAAATGCAGCCCGTGACGCTCGCCGAGGCGCTGTCGCTCCAAGACACGCAGCGCAAGTACGGCAACGAGAAAGTCGTCATCGATGGCATGACGTTCGATAGTCAGGCGGAATACCGCCGCTGGCGTGAACTCTGCCTGATGGCGCAGGCGGGCGAAATCGGCGATTTGCAGCGTCAGGTGCGGTATGAGCTTGTCCCTGTTCAGCGGGACGAGGACGGGAATGTTCTTGAGCGTGCGTGCTTCTACGTCGCCGATTTCGTCTATACCGACGCGGACGGGCGCACCGTCGTGGAGGACGTGAAGGGCTTCCGCACGAAGGAGTACCTCATCCGGCGCAAGCTGATGCTGTTCCGCTACGGCATCCGCATTCAGGAAGTGGAGGTGTAAGCGATGCTGACGACCATTGACCGCTCCAAGCTGGCGCTCTGCCCGCTGTGCAGTATGCCCGCCATCATGGAGAACCCGTATGTGCGCGAGGACGCGCTGTGGATTCGGTGCAAGACTTGTGGATTTCATGCCTGCGTCTTCAAGGACGAGGCGACCGCGCGGAAGCGGGAGGGAACGGAAGATGAGCGGCCGGAACGAGCGCCCCAAGCAGGTTGACCGGATTCTGGACTACATGCGCCGCTACGGGTCAATCACCACGCTGGACGCGATGCTTGACCTCGGCATCCTGCGCCTTGCAAGCCGCATCAGCGAGCTGAAGAAGGCGGGTGTCCCCATCCGCCGGGACTGGGCGAAGGTCACAAACCGCCACGGGGAAACGTGCAACGTACTGCGCTACAGCCTGGATGACAGCTTTGGCAGCAGCCTCGATAGCAGCCTCGATACGCCCGGCGGCGAAGAATAAGGGGGGGCAGCACCATGCCGATTGTCAACTATGTGCGGGAACATATGCGGTTCATCGAATATGCGTCTGATGAAGGACTTTCGTCCGGAGAACGCCTTGTGTGGTATGCGCTGATGCACATCATCAACGGACGCGCACAAGGGAACATCTGGCCGGAGGGGTTCATCCGCATTGCGAATGACCGGCTTCTCGCACTCTGCCCCATGCAGTTAGGTGCCGTCATCATGGCGCGGAACAGCCTCAAGCAGCGCGGCTTAATTGACTTCATCCCCGGCAGCAGGAACAAACGCGCCCCCGCCTACAAAATCAATTTCTTCTCCCCCGAATTTCCGCCCGATTCCCCCGGCAAAGCGGAGAAAATGCAAAGTTACTGCGAAAATCGAAGTAACTACAATAATAACATGGGGAGTAACTACGATAATAACATAGGGGGTAACAACGGTAACATAGTACCAAACTATACGGAAAGAGAATACCAAACAGGGAAAACGGGTTACCCAGAAGAAGAGAATGAGGAATACACCGAAGCGGAACGCGCGTGTACGGGCGGGCGCGCGCGCGATAAGCAAATCGCCGCCATCTGGCGGTCTGATTTCGGTGCGCTGCCCACCCCGGCGCAGGTGCAGCGGCTCTCCACCGCGGCGGATGTGCTGCAAATGCCGCTGACAGTGCTGCGCGAAGCCGTC